TGGAAAATGGAGCAGCTTCGTGTCGAGCAGCCATCGACAACGTATGGCGACTTCAAGAGGCAATTACTTTCCGAGATTGCGCGCTGTCTCCACATGCCCTATAACGTTGCAGCCTGTGACAGCAGCAGCCACAACTTTTCATCGGGCCGGCTGGACATGACCAGTTACTTCCGCTCCATCGCTATCGAGCAGGCGAATCTGCGCCGCACGGTCCTGGATCGCATCTTCTACACGTGGCTGCGCGAGTATCTGCTGGCCAATTCCTTACCGCTGACACTGGAAAACGAGATTGAAACGGCGTGGTTTTGGGACGGCATGCCAGCGATCGACCCGCTCAAAGAAGCCAATGCAGTTGATACTCGGCTGCGCACGGGAGTAACTACGCTGGCGCATGAGTGTGCGACGCAGGGCCTGGACTGGGAGGAAGTTTTGCGTCAGCGTGCACGTGAGGTCGAGTTGATGCGCGAGTTAGGCCTGCCGCTGACAACGGAGAATCCATCGAAACAGACTTCCATTCCTGAAGACGAAAGGGAGGGCGTAGAAGATGAAAAGATGCCGGCTGACATCTGAGGAATTGCGCATTCGCTTTGCTTTGCCTGAAGACGAAGACGAAGACGAAGAAAAGGAGACTGTCGATGGCCAAAACGACGAAGAAGACGATGACGAAGAAGAAACCGACGACGAAGACGAAAGCAGTGACGAAGAAGACGATGACGAAGAAAAAGATGCCCAGGCCCAGGCCCAGGGCCAAAAGGAGCCAAAGCAAGCCACAGGCAGTATGCCGAGATTCCGTGTGCTTGCCTACACGGGAGGGAAAATTCGAGTCTCGGGCTGGCAACAACCTGTAGTCGTGGACCTGGCTGGCCTGGAGATTCCGAGCCAAAAAATTCCAGTCCGGTTCAACCACGACCCCAATAGTGGCATCGGGCACACCACGAAGATCGCAGTTGTGGAGTCGGCGCTGGTTGCTGAAGGTGTGATTTCGCGCTCGACTGCTGCTGCGATGGAAGTGATCGAGTCGGCGAAAAAAGGATTCCCCTGGCAGGCATCGGTGGGCCTGTCGGTTGAGGAGTATGAGGAGATCGACGAAGACGAAGATGTCGAAGTCAATGGATCGAAGTTTACCGGACCGCTGATCGTAATTTCGCGGTCGATCCTAGACGAGATCAGTTTCGTTGACTTGGGTGCGGACCGAAACACCACGGTTTCAGTGGCTGCGAATAGGAGTATCACGATGACAACGAATGAACAACCGACCAGCAAAAGTGACACGTCAGCAAAGGCAATTATCGCCCGAGCGAAAGCAGAACGGCGGCGCTTAGCCGCGATTCGTGCTCTCATCGAAGAGGCAGCGTCGAGCCGTCATGTGGACATCGAGCTGTTGGAGCGCATCGCTGCACAAGCTGAAGAGGAAGGCTGGGATGTGCAGCGGACCGAGCTGGAGATTCTGCGAGCGACACGACCGCGCGTCAAAGAGATTGGCCAGCGTCAGAAGACTTACACGCCAGCTGTGATCGAGGCGGCGCTCTGCCTGTCCTGTGGCATTCCTGATGAGCGACTCGCTAAGGATCGTGACTACGGTGAAAAGGTGGTTGAGCAGGCCTGGCCGCTCAGACGCCGAGGACTACTAGGCATGCTTTCGCTGGCGCTGGAGGCCTCGGGGGTGCGCGTGCCTTACAATCCTAACGAGCTGTATGACACCATCGTGCAGATGCAACGCTCGCCCAACCTGCAAGCGGCTGGCTTTTCCACGGTCAACTTGCCTGGTATCCTGGGCAATGTCGCCAACAAGATACTGCTGGATGCGTTTACTCAGCAGCCGGTCACCTATGACCAGATCGCTGCGATTGAGGACTTTTCCAACTTCCACGTTCACAACATCTATCGCTTGGATGCTACGGGATCGTTTGTTCGTGTGCCGCATGATGGTGAGTTGCCGCATGGGCAACTGGTCGAGTCGGCCTACACGAACAAACTGGACACCTATGGCATGATGTTGACGATTACGCGCCAACAGATTGTCAACGATGACCTGGGCGCGTTCAAGTCGCTCATCGCTCAGTTGGGCCGGCGTGCTCGCATTGCTTTGGAGCGTGCCCTGTACAACGTGGTCATGGAAGCGACTGACAACTTCTATAGCGCAGCGAATGGCAACCGGTTGACATCGGCGCCGCTGGGCATTGACTCGATTGGCCGCGCTCGCGCAGCACTTTCCAAGATGCTCGATGCGAATGGTGATCCGCTGGCCATCGAGGGCCAGTACATCCTAGTACCGCCTGAATTAGAGCCGCTGGCACTGCAAATTTACACATCGATGACACTGAATGAAACGACTGAGGTGAACAGGCCCAGGCCGGTCAACAACCCATACGTGAATCGTTACAAGCCGATTTCATCTCCATTCCTTTCCAGTGGCTCAGGTGCTGGCCAGTCGCCGACAACCTGGTATATGATCGCCAACCCTTCGCTAGTGCCAGCGTTTCAGGTTGCATTCCTGGAGGGCCGGCGCGCACCGACTATTGAGACTGCAGACACAGAATTTCGCACACTGGGACTGTCGATGCGGGCGTATTGGGACTTTGGTGTCGCGCGCATTGATCCACGTGGCGCCATCAAGGCGACAGCGTAATGCTAGGGAGGTGATAACATGAGGGCAGTTTACGTTGGTGTTGGGGACTCGATTCCTTACATTCCCAGCAGCGATGTACCGGCTGGTGAGGTCGTATCGTTTGCTGGTGATCGTGTGTATGGGGTCACACGCAGTCCTATCCTGGCTGGCGAGTTGGGATCGCTGGCAACAGTAGGCGTTTTCGACCTGGCCAAAGGAAGTGATAGCTTCGTAGTCGGTGACGAAGTTTATTGGGACAAGACTAACAAAGTCGCAGTCAAGACTGCTGGAGCCAATCGTTTTCGCATTGGCCTGTGTTACCGTGATGCGGCTGCAACGGATGCACGGGTTCGAGTGAAGATCGGTTGACATGCCATCGTATCATGAAGCGATCGCATGGTTCCACACAACCCTGCGCGATAAAGTTACGCGCAGGGTTGTGTGGGTACGCAATGGCAACGCCTGGGAAGTCAGGGCGGTGCCAGTCGATGGGAATTGGCGCAATTCCTATGCGACTGGTGTTGTGCTCTATGCGCAATCGACCAATCGCCAGTGGCTGGTGTGGTCGGAAGACTTGCCGGTAGTGCCGCAGCGAGGTGATCGCATCATCGAAAATGTGCGCGGCGTCAATGTTGTCCACGAAGTGCTCTCTGGTGACGGTGAGCCGGACTGGTCGTGGGCGGACTACGAACACAAGTTTTTGGTAGTTCGCACTCGCATGATCGGAAGCTAGGCAAACACGATGGGCGCAATCATAGACTTGGCTCGACACGTGACGAATGAACTGGCTGGTGCCAGTCTGCCGCTGAGCGCTGAGGTGAGTTTGGAATATCACCCGACCATCGATGTGACCGACAATCGACTGCTTGTCTCAGTGGTGCCGCGCGAGGTTCGAGATCAAAATGAATCGAGGGATCGTTACTCGCTGTACATCACGCTTGAGGTCGTGATCAGGAAAAAGCTGAATGACGATGTGCAAGTTGGGATCATGATCGACTATGTTGAGGCGCTGATACGCGAGTTGGAGAGAATGCGATTGCCAAATGGCTACCATGGCCTGAACGTCGCTGCATCGCCGCTTTACTTCCACGAGTATCTGGACACGCATAGGCTTTTTGTGAACACGACTAGCTGTGAGTATGTTTACTTGGTGTAGTGGTCATGCTGTCAGCGTCATTTTCGCTAGCTAAGGATAGTTTTTTTGATCGCTCCAGGGTGATGCGCGCGGTGGAGCGTGGGCGTCGCAAAGCGCTGTCACGCTATGGGGCGTATGTGCGCAAGATCGCCCAGAACAGCATGAAGAGGCGAAAAGGAGTTTCACCACCAGGCATGCCACCGTATGCGCACACGGGCTTGCTCAAGCGGCATATTTACTTCACCTATGATGCGGCCAAGCAAAGCGTTGTGATCGGGCCAATCCTGATCAAAGCTGGATCAGTTGTACCATCGCTGCTCGAATACAGTGGGACCATTGGGAAAAAGGTTTATGAGGCTCGGCCCTATATGCGACCTGCTCACCGTCAGGGCCTGGCCAGACTGAGCGACTTCCTAAAAGACTTTGTGACAGGGGGGTGACATCATGCCTACACGCCGCGGAATGGACGCAAAACTGTTTGTCGAAATGGCAAATAACGACTTCCAGGAAGTCACGACGGTCCGCGATGTCAATCTAGCGACTGAAGACGCAGAAGCGGATGCGACAGCGCGTGGTAATCAAGGCTGGCGAGTGATGATTCAGACACTCCGATCGCTTACAGTCGAGGTGGAAACGATTTGGGATACTGAATCGGCGCAGTTGATGAAGCTGGTCAAGGCACATAGGGATCGCACTCCGGTTCGTGTGCGTGTGCTAGACGCTACCAACGGTGCTGGTGTCGAATTCCTAGCAGTGGTGACTTCGGTCAGGAGACAAGAACCGCTTGAGGAAGTTGTCACTGCGACGTTGACAATCAAACCTGCACCATCACCCACGGTGCCACAGTGGGTGGGATTACCTGACTAACGACTGAGGGACGGCTATGCGCACGATTACAGACTCGGTTGGGCGTGCTTGGACGATCAAACTGGACTGCAAACGGGCGCTGGCAATCCGCACAACGTGCGGAGTTGATCTGCTTTCGTTCAAAAACGTGGACAAACTGTTCACGACACTGCTAGAAGACTTCTCAGTCGCGCTCAAAGTCGCTTGGGAGATGCTGGAACCGGTGGAAAAACGGCCTGAATTCGAGGAGTTTTCGACTTATTTTCGTGGTGACAGCCTAGAGACACTGATCGAGGCTGTCTTCCAGGAGTGTATCGATTTTTTCCCGTTCGAGAAGATGCGGAAAGCGTTGCGCGCTGGCTGGGAGCGCAGCCGAAACGAACTGGAAAAGGCGTTTCAGACGATCGAGGAGAAGTTTCAGAACGAGCCGCTGCCGACTACGAGCGGCTGATCTTTGTTTACGCGGGCATTTTGGGCGTCGAGCCGTGGAGTTTTACACTGCGCCAGTTGTTTATGATGGTGCAGGCCCGCCTGATCTCGGACTGGAATATGTTCTCGGCGCTCATGTCGCTCATCGCAAATTGTCACCGAGATAGACGCAACACTCCCGAATTCACGCCGGACCATTTTCATCCTCTAGTACAAGCTAGGGTCGAGTCTGAGAAGATTACAGTGCGCGAGTTTTACGAGCTATTGACACGAGGTGGTCATGGCGAGCGCAGGGGAGATTAGGGCTGGCAGGGCGTATGTTGAGTTGGCGCTGCGTGATAACAAATTCACGCAGGCGCTGCAGGCTGTATCGCAGAAGCTGGCCAACTTTTCGCAGTCGCTGCTTCGCATGAGCGCACAAGTTGGTGCTATTGGCCTGGGCCTGGGGGGAGCGTTTGGCAAAGCGTTGTCATCGTTTGCATCGACTGGCAACGAGTTGCAAAAGATGTCAGAACGCACGGGCCTGTCGGCAAAGCTACTGAGCGAGCTAGCCTATGCTGGAAAGGTGGCTGGCTTCGAGCTGAGCGTTGTCGAAGACGCTGCGAAGAACATGCGAGAGGCGCTCTCGCAGAAAAATGTTGGCGAGAATGTGCTCATGGCCGACATGACGCAGCAATTCGAGGCTGTTCTCAGATACTTGGCATCGATTGAAGACTCGACCAAGCGCACGGAAGCTGCGATTGAGATATTCGGTAGAACCGCTGGTCCTGTCCTGGCCACCTATCTGAATAGTGGTGAACGTGGCATCGAGGCGCTGCGCAAGCAAGGGATAGCACTAGGTGTTACCTGGACAGACGAACAAGCGAAGTTAGCATCAAAGACTACCCAGGCCTGGACGCAGATTCGAGGGGTGATTGGTTCAGTTGTCGATGTCATCGGTGAGACAGTGGCACCGGTGTTTCAGATGGTCGCTGACAGCGTAGTGCCAGTGATTGCGAATTTGCGTGCATTCATTGAACGCAATCAAGAGTTAGTCGTGACGATTGCTGGTGTCGCCGCTGGACTGATCGCTTTCTCAGCAGTGGTCGCTACAGTTGGTGTTACGATCTTTGGTGTCGTGGTCGCAATCAAAGCGGTCTTAGGTGTGCTGGCGCTACTGACGACCGCGATCACTGCGCTTTTGTCTCCGATTGGACTGTTGGTAGCGGCCACTGGTGGACTCATTGCCATCTGGGCGACGCAGACAGAGACAGGTCGCAAGATGTCGGAGGACCTGACGCAGTCGTTCCAGCAGATCAAAAGCGAATTCATGGACGCCTGGGACGCCATTGTCTTGTCGGTCAAGTCGGGTGACTTGGAAAGCGCATTTGAGATACTGGGTAACGCGGTGGATCGCCTGTGGCGTGGCATCATTGTGGGCCTGCGCGAGAAGTGGAACGAGTTTGTGGACTGGATCGTGAATTCGCTTAGGCGTAATCCCTGGATATTGCCACTGATCGGTGCAGTGGCCGGTG